CGCTCAGCTGCAGCTCTTCTGTCATCAGGTCGCGAATCACATCCATGAACTGTTTCTTGCCCAGCGTCACCGGTTTTCTTGCATCCGCTGCCGCCAGCCCATACACCCACAGGATATGATCATGGAAATACCGCAGGTTCGGGTCCATCTTTTCCTTGCCGGCTGCCATGCTCTTCTGCCGGTTCCGGATCCGGCCAATCCACTGCCCCACTTTTTTCTTCATGGCAATGGATTCTGCCGTCATGGCCACGAATGCCGCCTGCCTCTGTTTGGCCTGCTCCGCTTTTTCCGCGTGCTTGGCGCCTTCTTTTCCTTTGTTCTTCTGCGCCTTACTGAATTCCTGGCCGGCCACAGCAGCCTGCTTCTCTCCTTCCCGGATCCAATGTTCGTAATTCATGGCATCACGCAGGTTCATTTCCTCCAGACGGAACCGAGCCGCCCGCTTCCAGGCTTCCACCTGTTCCATAGTGCCGCCGCGTACTTTGCGCAGCCAGTCCTTATTCTGTACCGTGGATGCTTTCAACTCGTTGTATTTCCTGTCAAAAGCATCCAGCTTCTCCGCCGAAACGGTATCGCCGGTCTCCAACGCCAGCAGGTCTTCCATTTCCTTCACAATGTTCCACTGATCATCGTTCCACCGAATAGAATACTTCAGCTCCGCCAGCTTCCGTTTCATCAGTTCCGGCTTGGCTTTCTCCCGGGCATTGTCCAGTTCGTGCAGACCTTTCTGCAGCATCTGGGGCGCTTCCATATAGCGGTCCTTATACGCACGCAGTATTTTACGTTCCAGTTCCGCCAGCCTTGTCTGGTAATCTCCGGAATACAGTGCCTGCATCGCCTGGTCGTGGAGCATCTTGTCGTCCGGCATCTGCCGCCGAAATTCTTCCATTTCCTTTTTGACCTGTTTTTCCACAGCCTTTTCCAGATCGCCGCCCAGTTCTTTCTTCCGTTTTTCATATTCCCGGCTGGTCAGGTTAAACATGAACAGCGCACTGTTCAAATCCGTGCCGTCGGCCACAGCCTCATCCACCGCGTAACAGGGTTCATCCTGCTGCAACCTGGCGGTAATTTCTTCCCGCAGCGCCTCTTCATGTTCCTTCAGCCGGTCCTGCACATTCTTTTTATAGTCCTTCAGCAGTTCTTTCAGCAGCTGTTCTTCCGCCTGGGTATTCGCTTTCTCCTGCCAGCGGCTGTACATCGCTGCCACATCCGTGGGCATCATGTCCAATCCATCCAGACCCGCCAGCCGGTTTCCTTCCATGATCTCATCCATCACCTGGATTTCTTCCTCGCTAGCCAGCATACGTCCCATGACCGCTTCCACTTCCGGAGTGGCACGCACACCCGCGCCGATGAACAACTTGTAAATTTTGGTCAGCCATCTCTTGAAATTCCGGAACGCGTTCTGCAGACCCACTGCCGGCGCCTCACCCTTGCGGAGATATTCCTCAAAGCCACGGGCGAAACGTTCCTGCGCCCATTCGTTCAGCAGCTTCTGTTCCGTTTCCGTATCACCCTTAATCTGCGCTTCCAGGATGTTCTGCTCCCGTTTTTTGAACTCTCCATAAGAAGCCGTGCCCTTGTATTCCTCAGCCATACCCTTCTTCCAGGAAGCCCAGGCCATAACAGTAGCATAGTCTTTCGCGAACCGGCTATCCGGAGCAGCTGCTGCCAGCCGTTCCAGATCCAGCAGGTACACGTGGCTCATCTCATGCATGAAGGTAGAACGGTCCGCAGTCTGGAACAGGGACACCACTTTCAGCGGGGACGTTTCGGAAAAGCTGGTGGAACCTTTGACGCTTCCCTGTTGCTGGTTCAAATTTTCATTGTCAGTATTTGTTTTTTGTGATATAATTTGATTGCCGGATGTGTGGAGGGAGGCATTTCCCAGCGAAGCAGTTTGTCCGGAGGCGAGCCGAGAATGCCCTGACAGGCCCGTCCTCAAATATAATATTTGTACTGCAGCGTTTAGAGATTTTTTAAATTCTCTAAGCGCTTTCTTTTTGTCTTTCTTTCCACCAGCAACGGCAAAAGATGTTACTACTCTTCCTACTTCACTTCTTTCAACCTCAACAATAATGCTATTCGCATTGTACCCCTCGCCTTTATACATGGAAAGATACACTTTCCTTCCCGGCTCGCCAACGATTTCATTACCTTCTTCGTCTCGTGCATTTTCAATAATAATGGCCAAAGGTTCTTTTAATGTTCTTTCCGCTAACTCTAATGCGATTACTCTTCTATTATGGATATTGCTAATGTCGCCGCCATTGTTTTTACCTGCCAATAAATGCAAAACATACTTTTGTAAATCTCCTTCTTCACCAGGTTCAAAATACAATTTACTGCCAAGCGGATCTTCAATCTCTTTGCCTATCAGATTGTTTACTGTAGACACAGCCCTGCTCAGCAGTTCCTCTTTTGTAGATTTTTGGATTTCGTTTTCAACTTCCTCTGCTAATGAGAAAACAGGAATACTTTCATAAGTAAGCTGTGACAAGAATTTTGCAACTTCTTCTTTGTTATTTAAATCTAAATTCTGACCACTCTGATTAGCGGCAACAGTTTCTTCGCCTGCGTTCTGCAAATAAACATTCCCGCTCTCCGGATTAAAACCTACGTTCCGTCCAGTTGCATCTTTTATCTGGTTCGGTTCAAAAGTCACGTAGCTAATGCCACGATCTGTTACTCCGCCTTTTCCGTCGGGGAAGCCTCCTTCATCCAAAAGTAGACCGTCATAATCATATTCGTTTTCCTCAAAAAACTCTTGCAGATCCAGCCCATCTGTCCAATCAGGTAGTCCTTTATCTCCCAGCGGCGCACCGGTCCCCCACTGTCTATAGTACTCCTCATCCCAGATTTTACGTTCTGCCGCATTCCTTGTGTCAAAAGGTTTGCGGAAATTTAAAAATACCGGATATGTTTGTGGCTTCGTTGCTTCATCATATCTGTTTCTTATAGCAGAAGCACCTGGTGTTTGGTACTTGTTAGCATACCATTCCATGGGCGTAAAATATGCCTGTCGTCCTTTTTGGAATTCTTCAAAGCCGCCATAAGGCGTTCCATGATACACCACCAGCGGTTCCCCGTTCTCATCTATCACCTTGCTGGCATTGGCCGGATCGTTTTCCCAGTCTCCGAACCAATTCTTAAAAGCAGGCGTGCGAACTGTAACCCACTGGTCTTCCGTTAGATTGGTGGGTTCTCCATTTGGTGCCTTCATCCATTGGTCTGATCCTTCATACTGTTTCCGTACTTCGGCTTTCTGCCTCTCAAATTCTGCCGGCGACACCTGAAATATCTGCGCCGCATTCTGCATCGGCGCTTTGCCTTCCACCGCGTTCACGTTTACATGAAATATTTCATTCATGTAATCTTTCGCCGTGAACGGTTTGTTATAAACTTCCGCATAATTCTGCGCCATCAAATCACAATACCGCGCATAGGCCAGCGCCTGTTCTTTCGCTGCCGCCCGGACTTCTTTGTTCTGGCTGGTGGCGAATTCTTTTTTGGCCAGTTCATACACTTCCATGCCTTCCGGAGACAGCATGGCCTGCGCTGCACGGTCGCCCGCCTTCATGCCTTCGAACCGGTCTCTCATCCCTTCCAGCAGGTTGCGCCGTTCTACCAGTTCATCCAGTGCAGCTGCCTGCGCTGCAAAATGCTGCCGGCTTTCTTCCGTGTTGTTCTGGTAATCCATCAGGCCATACCGGGGATTTTGCCTGCCGGCTGCAATATCAATAGCCAGGTCAACCAGTTCCCGCTCATTTGGCCAGTGCCCGTAATCTTCATAATAATTCCTTGCCCACTCGTCGTTATTACTTACTTTTTCATAATGCGCATCCCGTTCACCCTCCACGCGAACGATATCCACGCCCTGGCGCATACCGGATTTTAATTCCTTCAGCACCGGCCCGATGATATCCATGATCCGGCTGTTCACATCGTTCAGTCGGCGTTTGTATTCCTGTTCGGCATTATCGTAATTGGCTTCCAGAATGCTCCGGGCTTCTTTGGCTTCCGCTTCATTCTGGTTAAAGTCCTTGGCCACGATGGTATTGATTTCCTGCTCGTGGGTCTTTTTGGCAATGTCCTGCATCTTTTTAATAATCTCGCGGCTGCGTTTCTGTACCTCCTCCGCTTTATGGGAAGTCAGTACCGTTTCGTCTTTCGCCAGATTCCGGTACAGCTCCGTCACCATCGGTTCATTGTCCTGAATATCATGGACGGTCTCCTGAATCACGGAGGTCTTCACCCGCAGCATGCCGGTTCCCTGAGCACAGGCCTGCAGTTCATCCGCAGTAATGCCCGCTTTTTCCGCAATGGCATTCACCACCGCTTCGCCGCCTTCCTGCTGGTACAGGGTTTTGATATCCACATCGGTGTTTTCCATACCAAAACGCCGGTTCATATCGTCCAAAATTTCCCGCTGCACTTCCGGTGCCTTCTGGTTCAGTTCCGCAATGTTGTCCAGGTTCCGGGCCACACCATCAATGGTATTGATCTGGTGAGTATTCTCATGGACGGCACGCGCCAGATCATTCGTCATCAGCTGGGCAATACGCTGCCGGGCACCCAGCACGCTCTTCGCATTGGCAATGGGGTGCAGGCCCACGCCACCGATAAAGCTGAAACCTAAAATAGACGGAACCGCTACCATAGCTGCGCCCAACGACTTTGTGAGAATCTCTCCCGCGCTGGACAGTTCCGCCTGATCACCCTTCAGCACCACCTGGGCCATGTTCTCAATGACCATATCGGACACCTGCTGGGTGAATTCTTCCTGCAGCTCACTCCGGAAAATAATCAGGTTCCGTTTCGCTGCGTCCGCAATCTTGTCCGCAATGAACCGCCGGGTTGCTTCCTCAGCAGTCTTCATGCCTTCCGTCGCTGTCAGTTCCGGTGCCTTCTTCCATAATTCCGCAATAGGAATCAGTTCCTTGCCGCCGAACACCGCCCGGCCAATCTGATTCAGGGAATACTGTTCCAACACGCCTTCGCTTACGCCCTGCAGTAACGAAATCGCAGCGGCTTGCCTCGGTGTGTACATAAGGTTTCCGTTTTTATCTAACTTGTATAAATTTTCCTCATACTGGCCGCCGCCAATCTCCAGCCCCATAACACCAACGCCCACCGCATTGGATACCCAGTTATAGACTTTGTATGCCATGGCATTGCTTGCGCCTAACCGTTTCGCAACAAAACCTGCTGTCACGCCGGATACTTTGGCGATACCCTGACTGCTTAAAATCATGGGAAGATTTTCTGCCGCTCCGCCGATCATAGCGCCCAGCCCGGAACCGATACCGGAATAGGAATAATCCGGGCGTTCCGCGTTCTCTTTGTTCAGCTGGTCAATATAGCTTTTCTCATCTGCAGTCAAGCGGCCATCGCTGCCGGTCAGGCCCCGGAGCATGGCTTTTCCATATGTGTACTGCCGCCTCAGGTTGTTCCAGCCTTTGTCCAGACCAAAACCTACAGAAGCAGCAAACCGTTCAAACTCGTTTTTATACACATCGTTAATGGTCATCAGGCCTTTGGCATTAGCCATCGCCATGGCCGCCGTCACATCCCCGTGTTTCTCCTGAAGGATTTTCAGGTACGGCATTTCCTGATACACTTTCTGCATATCCAATTTCCCGTCCGTGGTCAGCATGGACGGGATTTTTTCATATTTCTCCAACTGCTGCAGAAGCTTTTCCCCGTGCTGGTACACGTCATCATTGGAAGCCAGTACGCTTTCCCCGATACCCGTGGCCCGGCTGATCTTATGGATCCGTTCCTGCAGCGCGTCCTTACCATAGAACAGGTTCGCATATAACCGGGACGCCTTAAAGCTGTCCATGGAATCCGCAATCCCTTTGGCCAGCTGCTCCGTATCTTTCAACCAATCTTTGAACCCTTCTTCGGAAAGGTCAATAGACGGCGTGGTGAAACTGGTCAGTTCTCCTTCCTGATCCAGCAGCGCTTCGTATTTGCGCAAATCTTCCGCCGGCGTAGGTTTGCTGATTGCATTGTTGATATTCTCCACACCTTTGGCCAACCAGTTTTTTCCCGCTTCCTGTTCTGCCGGCTTTCCCAAAGCCGTAGCCGCATCACTGGACATAATAGGATTATCATTTTCATCCCTGCCAATTTCAAAAGTTTTCACGCTCTTGGAAGGAACCAGGTTAATGATGTCATTGTTGTAATCATCTCCCTGTGCCTGCGGCATAATTCCGCCATTTGCGCGAATTGCATTAAACTTATTATTTAACTGTTCCAACCGTTCTTTGTCCATTTTTTCACCTTCCCAAAACGACAGCTTGCGGATCTTCACCATCACGTATCCGGTTAATCTGCTCATCTGTAACCGTAAAGGTTCCAATATGACCTGGTATAGATACTGCTTTTCTTCCATCCGGCAAGACATATTTCAACTGCAGTCCATAACTACGGAAGTCCGCCACGCTGAATTTGTCTTTGCTATCCATAATGGACCCGGGCGTAACCACGGTTACATCTCTGGTCATGTTCTTTTCCATCATGCGTCGGAGTTCTGCCACAGACGGATTTCTCCCATTATGGTCCATGCGATATTTGTCTATATCATCGTAGGTAGCTGTCTTTGCATTTTCATAAACATAATCAAAAGTATTCCCGTCTACCTTTACGGCATTTTCAACTTCCTGCTTTATCCCTTTCCAGTCAACATCGAAGTCCTTCTTATGTTCGATGCTGTCGTCCAACATAGCGAACATCTTCCTCACGGTAGATTTTCCAAAGCCGCCCTGCAATATATATTCCGTTGCCTCCTCTTCCGAATTGAAATCCCCATTCATCAGCATCGCCTTAAAGGTTCGTTCATCTACCACATCACTGCCACTGCTTCCGGAAGATCCCTTAGTCAGACTCTTCTGGATACCCTTGTCTGTTTTCTTCACCAGTTCTTCCAGCGAAATACGTAATTCGTCATTTACCGTTCCGTCACTATTGAACATGTACTGATTCGCAATCGACTGATACTGTGCCGTGTCAGTGACATCATGATTAAGCAGGTCCTGAATTTTCAGTCTGGCTTCATGCAGTCTGTTGCTGATATACGACTTCTTCAGCCCTTCCTGCTTCTGCGCATAAGCAATAATCTTGTTCGTCATGTTTTCAATTTCAGCCGGGGTCCTGGCTGCGCCGCCGGCTCCCCTGCCAAAGCCAACCACGTCATAGGTGTCCACATCAATTTCTGCTACGCCGTGATTCCCTGACTGCATGACCTTCCCGGTTTTTCCGTTATATATCCCAACATGCGCCACTCCGTCCGAACCTTCTTCACCGCCTGTATGTGTCCAGAAAACAAAATCACCGTCACGAAGTTTGCTTTTATCACGGAACGCACGTCCTTTGCTTTTCATAATTTCCCACTGGCCGTCAGCTGTACGATCTGTAATAAGACCGCCCAGCCCCACCTTCTGGGCATAGGCTTTCGTCCATGCTCCACAGTCAAAATGCCCGTCAAATCCTGCCGTCCCAAATTCTGCTGCTCCTAACCGATACGGGCTTCCTTTTGTCTGGGAATAGAACCGGTGCCCTTCATCCATGTTCGCGTTACTATTGGCATAGTTATCAATAATGAATTGGCGAAGCTTGACCGGATCATTGCCACAAGCCTGGTATGCGGCCTGCCCTAACAGAATCTCTTCATTTTGTTCCGCCATTTTATGGGATAATCTCATAGCGCTCAACGACTGCTCCGGATTCAGATAATGTGCATACTTGTTCCGGATTTCATCCACCCGTCCATAATTTTCTTCTGCCATAGCTTTTGACAATGCGGTTCCTACCATGGTCGCCGCCATCTTCTGCGATTCCATTTGGATTCGTTCCTGCCCATAATGCGCAAAACGGTTTCCCGCTAAATACATACCACGGCTCAGAGCCTCATCAATAGAAGCATCATCTCCGGTCATCAGCATATCCTGCTGTGTTGCCAAAAGCTGGTTTGCATACTGGGTATCATTAAACTTCTCCGCTTCCCCGATCTGGTAATTGATCATGGACTGCCGGCGGGTATTGTAATCCCGCGTCAGCATGTCATTATATTTCCGGCCCGCTTCCCCATAGAGATACGAACCGTATTTTTTCTGGATACGGCTCCGGATTTTCTGTTCCCGCTCATCGAACTGTTCCACCGTATTCAGGGCATCCTGCTCTTTGTTCTGCCGCAGTTCGTTGGTCAGGTCCATCATCTCTTTGTTGTATTCATTGTTGGCCTGCATCACGCGCCCGGTCTGTACTTCCGCACGCAGCCGGTCAATGCCCTGCAGTGCGATTACGCCGGTCTTGGCCTGCTCCCTGGCCAGCGCATCCGCACCGGGGTTGCTGACCCTCACATTGCTGGTCCGGTTCGCCGGTGCTCCCAGTTTGCCTTCTGCCTTATAGCTGCTGAAATCCATATCGCTCACCACCCGTAAATCCCTGAAGTATTAATGCCAACTCCTTTTCCGGTCGTCTTATAATTTAGCGTGGTCAATCCCACTGATGTTCCGGTATCCCATACGCCGTTTGCACTATAGCCGCCAGCCCGTACCGCACTTCCTGTCCCGCCGGCGTTCTGTACCGCCGCCGACTTGGCACCGTACAGTGTGCCAGCCAAACTGAACGCCGTGTTAAGTCCCGCATTGATCCAGGCCCATTTCCCGGCTTTCCGGTAATCCTCCGCTGCCCGTTTATACTGGTTCGCCTGGTTCACCTGATCCGTACTGCGCTGTAAAATATTGTCCACCTGTTGCCGGCTGTTATATCGGTCAATCGCCATTTCCTTTTCCATCTCCACCTGACTGTCCGACAACGCATTCAGCGCACTGCCCGTCGCAGTCAGACCGCTGGCCGCTATGTTCACCCGCTGCCGGGCCAGTTTCCCCACCATCTGACGATGTTTATTTTCTTCATTGATCCGGTTGTTCTCCGCCTGCTGTTCCGCCTGCTCCTGCAATTTCTGCGCATTCTGGTCCGCAATCTGTGCGTTCTGCTCCGCCTGGCGCGCCTGGGCTTTGGCCTGTTGGTTTGCTGTGTAACCCTGCCACAGCCCTCCGGCCACTGCCGTGATAATCGATGCTGTTAACGTACACATTTTCCTTTATCCTTTCTGAACTCAAAATACCGGTACAGGCATCCATACGGCGGCAAGGGCTCCGGCTCTCCTACCGTCGCCCCCATCCATTTCAGCCACTGTATGGTCTGCACATTCCCCGCGTCCACGTAATTCCATAACATATCCCAGTCCTGCAGCAGCGCCTGAATCCCGGCCCTGCTTTTCTTCCCTGTGTAATATTTATGCCGCTGTGTCACTTCCGTGGTCAGCATCCAGATGCAGCCTACCTTTGCAAATGGATTTGTGGGATACACGCCAAACGCTGCCACCGGTACACCGTCAAACAATGCCACCCTGGCCCACTGGCTGCACCTGGCACACAGCAGTAAATTGTCCCGCACGCACGTCCGTCCGGACAGCCCTACGATTTCCCGGTAATCATCTTTCTTCAGATGGTCCGCAATATACAGCAGCTGCTCCTGTGTCGGTTCCGTAAACTTAACCACCGGGCGACACCTCCGGAACGATAGCCAGTATGTTCATCGGCAACGGGTCATCCTGCCGGATCGTCACCTGCAGCGTATCCTCATAGCCGGACTGCGGCATCGTTACATACTGTTTCCCTGTAAACAACTTGATGGGCGCATCCCAATTCTCATTGCTGCGCCATTTAATTTCATCCAGTTTTCCTTCGTTAAGGCCATACTCTCCGCCCCGGCTCTTCCGGAACATCATCATCAACCGTGCGATCCGTTTCTTCCGGCTGACCATGCTGCCATCCGCCGCATTCGGTTCAATGGGCAAAGTTTTCAGCCTGCTTGCATATCCCAGGCCCACGCTTACATTTCCAAACACATGGCCCAGCGGCAGGCTCCCGTCCGGTTCCACTTCCTGTTCCGGCATCACATTTCCGTCCGCCAGAATCTGTACCGTTTTACCGGCCAGCCAGTTCAGTCCGGTAAGCGTCTCATCCGCGTTTCCGGAAACCCGGTACCCGCAGTCCACAAAGAACTGTGTCTCCGGTGCGTCATCCTGCACCTGGTTGCCCATCACTTCCACGTAATAGTTTCCGTCCCGCAGCACCACGGCCCACAGCTCGTCTTCGGTATCCCCGGAGATGGAACACACGTCGATGAATTTTCCCTGGGTCGTATGCTTATGCCATGCGTACACGTCCTGTTCCTTCACATAGGTCATGCCCAGCAGCATCCCGTCATCCCGCACGCACCACACAATACTGTTGGGTACCTGCTGGTACGTCATGCTCTTTATGGTATGTCCTTCAAACAGGTGCGACGCCAGAAGCGATACGTCATCGCCCTGGTATTTATCACTGTCGTAGGTGTAGCCCAGATCCCGAATGATATTTCCCTGCTGCTGCACGAACACGACACGTCCGCCTACCAGGCAGGGCGTCAGGTTATTGATGCCGCGATATTCCTGTGGCTTGCTCTGGATGTTCGTCGGCGTGATGGGTTTATCGCCCCCGCTGACTTTATATGTACCGCCGGCCGTCTGCATGATCACTTCACCGAACGTGGCCAAAAATTTGATGCCGTTCATCTGGCCATTGTTCAGCGTGCCGGTAATGGAGTCCGTGTCCACCTGCGGAATGGATTTTCCGAAATTGTAATAGTCTCCCGTCTGGCTCATCCAGAAGGTTTGCGGGTCTGTCTTTGTAGCGGCCAGCACAAAACGGTCTTCAAAGAAACCGCAGCAGGCCGGATATCCTTTTTGCGCGCTCCAGGGAGACAACGCGTAATCCTGGGTAGGCGTTGTCGCTGCCAGTTCCCGTACCACCGTCGCCGTTGCCGACGTCCCGCTGTTCCTTGCTGTGATTTTCACAATGCCTTCATAATCACTGGCAAAAGTCTGCAATACCACCCTGCCTGTCTGGTTCGGGTTTTCACCGCTCCACACGGAAGGATCAAAATCAGCGGACGTCACACGGTATGCTACAATTCCGTCTTCATCGTTGGTGAAGGTCATGTTATAGTTTGAGTTATGGTTGTTATGCTGGCTCCGAATCTCCACCCAGCTGCCGGAATCCTTGTCCCATTTTTCAACATGGATGGTCCCGCTCCAGAACCCGAAAGTCTCCACGTACACCGAACCGCCGGGCGGGCATTCCACTGACAGCGTGCCCGGTTCCCCTTCCGCCTTCTGGCTGGCAATGGTCTGCTGGATGGACAGGAACCTGCCAACCATGTCCGCGGTGAAATAATCCGCAGAAGCTGTCAGGGTAATCGTCCCCGTCTTGGCAGACGGCGTAATACTGATCCCGTTCCGTACCGCATCTTCAAAGGGCCCGCCGGTGATGTCCATCTTCTGATACGCCCAGTTCGCAGCACCCCGGCGCACCAATGTCATCGGGTAATGGTCCGGGTGCGTCAGGAATAACGTGTCCGCACTCTGGGTGTATTTGATATCCGCCAGTTCCGATACGGCGAAATCATTGGCAATGGAGTACGGGTTCCCTCCTCCGTCCACCACGATTCCCTGCTCTGTATAAAAACGGAACCTGCCGGCAGTCACTTCCACCACATAGTTCTGGTCGCTGCTGTACCGGAACGGAATCAGCCGGGCCTTTCCGTTGTTATACGTCCCGGCGATGTAACGGAAGCCGGGCCGCCTGGATACGCCGCCATACCGCAGCACGATCATATTTTCAATTTCCGCCGCACCTACGTCATATTTCGCCAGGTCGATACGGCCATATAACGCCGGGGCCAGTTCGCCGCCGGCAAAACTCGGTTTCAGCTGATACATAATCAATACCTCGCCATCGCAAACCGGTCCAGCCGCGGATCCATTTCATTCTGTTCATTCTCCGCGTCCACGCTGCCTTCATCGAAATAGGCATTGTATGCCTGCAGGCACTGGTTCTGAATGTTTTGGTTTCCCGTCAGTTTGAACGCAATCTCCGCTGCCAGCTTCCATGCCAGCGCTTCCACGAACCCGTCATCGAACAGGTCGCAGTCCTTCACATCTGCCGTATATTCGCAGACGCAGTTTTCCACGTTGGTGTAAATTACACGGCCTTCCTTGTCCGACAGTATCTTGTACCGCTGGTACTCCGGAACGCCTCTGTATTTTTCATCAAACAGTTTCCGGATGGCCACGCAGTTCGTCGGATAACGATACGCATACAGGTAATCCCCCGGTTCCGTCACCAGAAGCGCCAGCGTTTCCCGTCGTGTGGCAAACGGCCAGGGAAAGCGCCGGAGCACGCTCCTTCTCGCAGTTTCAAAAAACTGCCGGCATAACCGTGCCGGTTCCGACGCCTCATCCATACGGTCAATGTTAGCCACACCAATATGGCTCAGCGCCATGTTGCTGATCGTGATATTATCCATCTCTACCTCCCGTAAACTGTTTCATGAAATATACAAACAGAGCGGAGATGAAATCCCCGCCCTGTATTCTTTGGTTCTTACTGGTGGAACCTGGGCGCGTCTCCCAGGAACGCGGTAACAGCACCGCCCACCGGCTGCGTCGCGCCTCTGAATTCCAGCGCGATAAATTTGTTGGCCAGCTTGATGGGCAGATAGAACTGCGCGATCGTCGCCGGGCCTGCCGTCTGGCTCACACTGGCGGGAGCCGATACTTTCATCTCTTCCACCGCATTGGCCATCTGGTCATCTTCGCCGGAGAGCAGGGCAATCTCATCAATGGCGCCGCTGGTCAGAGGTTCCGTCAGCATCACCTTCACCAGCAGGGGCGTTACCGCCGGGCCGACACATCCCACTTCCAGCACGTTGCTGGCGCCTACATATACACCGTCATCATCGGCGGTCATATCATCCGGGTCAAAACCTTCACAAAAGATTAATTCAGCATCCATGTTTGCCATGTTTTTTCTCCTTCCTTACACAATCTGAGCTTCGTCATCAGCAATCGCATCGCAGCGCAGGATCGGCACGCCGTAGAAATGCGTGATCTTCTTGCCGGCGAACTCGTCGATACCCAGGCGCACGTTGGTCTTCTTTGCGGCCATGATATCCAGATAGGTCTGTACACCACGGTTACAGAAGATGCTCAGGCGCACCGCATCCGGATTTTCAATCTGGTTGTAGCCTTTGATCATGTTCTCGATAAAGGCATCCGCATCATTGGCGGTCAGCTTGGTCACGTCAATGTTGGCCAGACGGACGATGAAGCGCGGGTCACGTACAGCCAGGCCAGCCGCCCAGTTGTACTTGGAACGGTAGCCGTAGAAGATGCCGCCGTTGCCGTCCTTCAGTTCCACGCGGCCCATGTCTTCATAAGTGAAGCCGGCATGGGTGCCTTTCGGGAAAATGCCGTAGCAGGACAGCGGGCCGAAGCCTACAATCCACAGGGAGGTCAGGTCGTTGCCGGTACCGCCGCAGTCAATGATCTGGTCCGCATAAATTTTTTCCTGGTTGGTTTTGGAATAAAAATACGCAGACAGACCGGTAAAGCCTGCAGGGTTCACGTTCTCATCCCCGTAGAAGAAGGTCTTGGCCATCTTCTGGTTCATGGATTCCTGGATACCCGCGTTTTCAGACAGGCGCCATTCGTTGGAATTGTTGTTGATCTTCAGCAGCTTTTCATCAATGTCCGCAAAGCCTTCCAGTTCGCCGCAGGTGAAGGACGCCTGTTTAACCTGGGTCTTCACCGGCTTGGTGCCGCGGTTGATCATACGCCATGCCACTTCCGGAAGCGCTGCCCGGATGGTCGCCCTGTCGCGCTGGCCGTCATTGCATTCATGGAACGGCAGCACCTGCAGGATCTTGTTGGTCTTGCTCTGCTGTTCAATGATCTGCTGGTAAGGTTTCTGGCCGTTAGCACCGAAACGGTCGGCCCATTCTTTTAACGTTACAAAACTCATTTTTCTCTTTCCTCTCTTTCTTTACTCATAATTTGAATTCGGGAACATCATATCCGCAGCGCTCTGCGTGCGGCCGGACGGCTTCCCATCCGTTCCGGTATCTTCCTGCAACAGGGAACCGATGTTCTGCAACATCTTCTGGATCGCCGGATGCCATGCAGCGCCCGTCTTGATCAGGACGTCCATCGCTTCCCCGCCGCCAAACGTATCCACCGCCAGTTTGGCGTTGGCCATGGCCTGCGGTGTAGCCAGCCCCTGCTTCGCACATTCATCAGCCCAGCCGTTACGCTGCGCTTCCGCAGCTTTCACGCTTTCCAGCATCAGACGCCCGTGCAGGTCTACCAGTTTATCCACGCCGGCCTGGGTAAGCCCCAGCTCCTTCGCAATACCGGTAAACTCTTCCGCTACGGCGGGCGCGAGCTCCAACCCATCCGCCAGCTTGAATTCATACTTGTCCGGAAGTACCGGAGGTTTCGGCTGGGGATTCCCATCGCCGAAAGGATTCTTCCGGAACCCGTTGTCATTACCCTGCGGATTTCCCGTACCGGGATCACCGCCACCAGCGCCGGGATTACCAGCGCCATTACTACCCGGATCACCTCCACCCGAATTGTCGGCCGGGCCGCCGCCACCTGTACCGCCATCGCCTCCGTCTCCTTCCGCGTGCAGCTGCAAAATGATTTTGAACTTGTCTTCCATGGCTCTTCCTCCTTACGAATTACTCAAAAATATCTTTCTCTTCGGCTTCCCGTTTCGCGCGTTCCGCCCGTTCTTTTGCTTCCCGCAGCATCCGGTATTCCAAAGCAAGGCCGTCTTCATTGACCGTGCCTTCCTGTTCCAGCCGGCGGATCTCCTGCAACAGGTCTGTGCCGATGCTTCGGCGTCCGGCCAGATACAGGTTCGTATTCTCATCGGAGCTGAAATCGGTGCGATACACACCTGCCAGCTCCAGAATCCCAAACACGACCTGACGCCCTTCTTCCGTGTTCATCAGCCAGCGTAATGCATTCTCATCCATCACGCGCCTCCTAACAGAATACTGGCCGGGTTGGCGTCACTGACCGGTGTGTCCGCCAGCAGTCGCGCCGCCTCCACGCTGTCCTTCAACGGTTTGGCCATGGCCGCTGCCTGCGCCATCTGTTGCTGCTGTGCCTGCTGCTGCGCCCGGGCTTCCCGGATTTTCTTCACTTCCGCTTCATCCCGCAGAATATCTTCCGGCGCCCCGTTCAGTGCCGCGTGCTTACGCAGCGCTGCGTCCAGATCCAGGTTGTCCATGATCTCCGGAGCGGCGCCCATCAGATTCCCGGCAAACGCCACCGTCCGTTCAATGGCCGGCGTATCCACCATCTTCTGGGCCTGGGCCAGCAGGGATACAAATTCCACTTTCAGTTCTTCCGCGCTTTCGATCTCTTCCGGCATCTCCGGGAAGATCCCGTTGCGCATACAGATCTCAAAGGTTCGTTTCGTCAAGGGGATCAGCACTTCATTGTGCATCTGTTCCAGCACCGGAGAGAGCATCAGCAGTTTTTCTTCATGCCGTTCCGCCACTTCCCGGGCCGTCATCTGGGGATTATCCTGCTGGGAGAGCATCACGAACAAATCGTTGAAAAACGCCGAAGCGATCAGCTGGTGCTTCTCCTGCAGTTTTTCCAGAATATCCTTCCGGCTTCCCGGCGTAGAGAACAGCGGATAGATTTGTCCCTGGGTACCGTTTGGCACGTTGGTCTGTTTTCCCGGAAGCCGGGACACCGTCCCCACCGAACTGGGTACCACCAGCGCCGGATCCGCCAGCTGGTCAAGAAGACGCAGGTCTGCTTTTTCCAGTTTCTGCACCTGCTTGCAGTCGCCCAGACAACTGTGCCCCGGCCCTACGCCATAGGTGCTGTTGGCCACCACCGTCCAGCGCGGCATCAGGAACGGCTTCTCATGATAGCCCGATACTTTCAGGAACCGGTTCCCTGCCGCTTCCCAATAGTACGCGCGCCATTTGAAGTTGCCAAACGTCACTGCCTCCGGGTCATACTCCGGATTCTCTTCGATCAGCACATGCACTTCAAAATAGTCTGTGTAGTTTTTGCTTTCATAGGCGCTCCGTACCGCCTGGCTCACATTGTCAATGCCAAACTCCTTCACCATCTGCGAAGCCAGCAGCCGGAACTTCCGGGCAAACTGGCAGCTCCGTCCCCGGGCATCTACCCCGCCGGCATACTCGCCGCAGGTGAACGACCGGCACCAGACCGCCGTGTTATAATCCTGCAGCATCATCGCTGCCGCCGTACCAAACTGTGACAGCTCCGCTTCCACCTGCTGCAGCATGTTGTACACGTTGCTCCGGGCGTAGATGTCCATCATGATTTCCTTGCAGTCCTGCAGCCAGAGTTTCACGGTATGGAACTCCGCCTTCTCATGATCCTGCAAGGATAACTCAAACCATGGACGACTAGGCGAAGTCAGCCCGCTGTGAAGCCCCGCCGCACATTTGGCATGGGCCTGCATCGGGTATGGATCCAGCAGCTTGTCGTCCCGGCGTGAACCGATGGTACGTTTGCCCAGCTCATCAAAACTTCCCCGGTAGGGATTGATGAACTTGCTCAGGTCACGCCATGTGGCCTCATAGCTGGACCGTTCCATGTACAGCTGGTTCAGGATGGAGCGCTTATGAGCCAGTACTTCCGCGTCCTGTAAAATGTCCATCAAATTCATGTCACTCACCCAACAATGCTTTTTTGATCTGGTCCACGGCACTCAGCCCGCCGCCGGTCTGGTTCGTGTACTTCCTGCCCCGGGCCGTAGACAACCGCTCCCGCAGATTTGCGCGCTGGCTTTCCGTTGCGTTGTCTACCGTGGCCACCGCACTGGAACCTGGCGCCGACTGTTTCACATCGGAACCACCGCCACCACTGTGGCCGCCATGCAACTGTTTGATAATCCTGAACATCTTTCTCACCTCCTACAAATCCGCATAGGGATCATATTCCTGATTGTTTATTTCACGCTGCTGCTGTTCATACAGCACCGCAGCATTCACAGGCACCGCAAAAGTAAGTACAAAACTGTCTGCCCCGTCGGGAGAACGTCCAGTCATCTCTTTGATCTTCGCCTTTGGCTGCAGGATGATCTTGCCCGCCGCCGTGAAGCTGTACTCTGTTACTGTCAGTTCCGTCTTCAGCTCGCTGTCATCCGGAATGCATCCGCCGGCTTCCAGATATTCTTTGGCCAGAAAATACATCTCTGCCCTGGCGTTGGCATACCGTTCCGGATTCATGGCCGCCTGGCCGAAGTTGACCTCCACGATATTTGTGAAGCCCAGCTGCCGCAGCCGGTCTATCACACCCGGCCCCATGGCCCCACCGTCGATGATCACCAGCGCCGGATTATATCTCCGGATTTCCGCTGCCATTCTCGCCGCCAGCTCCATGGTGTTCAGACCGTGCCACCGTTGCTGCGGCGCCGTCCACAATCCCTGCCGGCGTGTGAAAACAGAATCGTCATCCCCGAACCGGGCCACGTCCAGCGAGAGGATGATTGGCATGCCATACACATCGGATTCCGTCAGTTCCCGCTGCGCCGATGCAGACACCAGGTCAATGGGCATCACCACATTGCTGGCCGAAGCGGTAAAGTCACACAGCATCTCCTGACGGAATTCAATATCCGTCATGTCCCGCTTCATCTCTTCCAGTTTTTCCGGGGTGAACACGCCTGTCTCATCCGCACGGTAGCAACAGCAATAAAAACGTTCATCTTTCAGTGCGTGCAGGTACTGCTCATAAAAATGGTTCTGGCCTTTCGGTGTACCCACAAACCAGACAAAACCATCACGATCCGCAACAGCCGGAGTGATGATTTCACTGTACAGTGCCGGCTTGATCTGGGCATATTCATCAAGAATCACACCATCCAGATACATACCGCGCAACGCATCCGGTTTGTCTGCGCCGATGATATAGATCCGCGCACCCGTTTCGTTTTTGTACCGCGACGGCAGTTGCACATACAATTCAGATTCATTCACCTTCACATCCGGAATTACCCGGGTATAGAACTTCAGATATTCCCAGGCTATTCGCTTTGCCTGGTTTCGGTATGGTGCAATGTATGCATATTGTGGGCTGTGCAATGGGTTCAGTACCGCTTTTTTGATCATGTGGTTTACACCCATGACCGTTTTTCCAAACCTTCTGTGACAGACCAGCACGGCCCGGTTCTTTTTATCCAGTGCCGGATGGATTACTTTTTTGCAGATTGGCCGTG